ATGGCAGCATTCTTCATGCCGTTCATTGATCAGAATGACTGGGAAGATACCTACAAGAATCTACCAAAGGTGTTCGGCGGCATCCCGAAGCACGATAAGAACGAGCGCGTGCTTGCTATCACTTGGGATCATGGGGGCGAGCATTTGACCGCCCAAGTCGGGGAGCAAATCAAGGGGTCCAAAACTATCGAGACGGGACGCGGACGTGAGAAGCGTTTTATCGATGTCCCTGCGTCCTACGGCGACACGGTGATCGCGATCTACCCTGGCCATCCTTTCGTGATTGTACACGATAACAAGAGCAAGGTTTGGAACTTGCCAATCTCGGCTCAGCCCACCAGCATCACATACTTCGAGGGCTAGACGCTACTCCACTCCGACGGCTCAGTGCGGGCCGCTTGAAGCGCCGACGTGACTTGGCGCGCCGGCCGGACAGGCGATCGTCCGCTTACCGTCATTGGCGGGGGCGGCGTGGGAAACCGCTGCAGTGCGATTGCACTCTACACTTCGCCAAAGCGCAGATTTCCGTGACGCCAGCCTCCCTCTCGCGCAGAACAGGCGACGAACATAATGCATTTGCGATACCAGCGCGATACCAAGCCGTCTGGCGGGCAAAGCGGCGTCACGCCGAGAAGGCGTGACTGTAGCGCGGCATTTTCGGAGCAGCATCCTACCTTCAGCCCGCGCACCACTCATGTGGCAACCGGAAGAAGTCCATACGCCTTTAGGATACGATAGGTGACCTGCCCGTCCATCACGCAGAATTTCCGTGCTCTATCGCCAGGCTGAACGATGAACGCGCGCAGAGTCGCACGAACTGCGCTGCCAACTAGGTGCGAATGCTGAACAATAGATACATCAGCTCCGCTATTGGAAAGACGATAGATCTGATCCGCGTTTTTCCCACACATACTCGGCGTCATCTCGCGAAAATTCGTTGGACCTTTCAACAGAAAGGCCGCCGTTTTTCGACGGCCTCCGACAGTGATATTGGCAGAAAAGTGGTCATTTTCTTCGCCTCCCCAGTCAGCTTTTACTGGCTCCCTCAATAGCTTTGCGAACGCTTTCTTGACGAACTCCTCTGGAATTGTCCGCATTGCGGCCATCCATTCGTCAGCGCTCGACACCTCTACGGTTTCCATTGCCGAGAACTCTTGAATGTCTTCCGGGAGAATCTCACCATATTCGTAGCCATGAAACATCAGTTCCAAGCTACTACTCTCGTTGCGAACGTGATCGAGCCACGGCGCTCCAATGACAATGGGTTCAATCTCAAACCTCTCGCCACGGTCGTGCAGCAGGCCCAGCACAGCTTCAGGATGCCCACCCTCCGATAATATCATCCGGCCCGTGTCACTAACGATGTGGCTCGTATGGTAAGCGATGTAGACAGGCTTTTCGGTGCTGAAATCCAACTGCACCTCATGGCTTACTCGGTCTGCATTGTACACTTCTGGGCAAGGTGCAAAGCGAGCTAAGCCCATGAAGACTTGTCGACTCTTGGGTGCTGCAAGAGCTTCTGCTAAAGATGGCGCTTTTATATCAGTAAATACGTCGATTAGCAGGGTTACTAGAAGGTGATCATTGTGCAATGTGGTGAAGTGATCGTTTCCCATCTTGGAATGAGCCATGTAGTTTTCGCGAGCCGGACCAAGGGCTGTTATTGCCAATCGCCGGTTTAGAAAGCCCATATCAACATGGCTGAAATAATCCTTCACTCGCTCGCCTGCTGGCATCATTGCCATATTCTCTATCCCCAGTTCCAGCATTTTCAAGTTTTGCAATCTCTGTTCAACCGAGAGTCGACCGCATCTACTGCATTCCGTTCTTGCGGGATTGAACAGGTTAAACGTTGAAAAGCGTCTGCGACAATATGCTCTTACAGCCTCAGCAGCTAGAGTATGGCTCGCGGGAAAAGTGTGACCGGCATGACCACCAAGCGATTTCAACGACTTACGACCAAACCAAAATACAAACCGGGACCAAACCGGATCACGACTAAACACAGTGATTCCTATCGAAAATAAATTCCTTTTTTTTCAATCATGTAATCTCAGTTAGGGATATCCGGTTTGCTCCAGTCGCTCCGTCACTGCGACCATCCAAACTGTTGGATATCAACTAGTTGACCCACTTCGGGTATAGCCAGTCTGCCCGGTCACGCTTTTCCCGCGTGCTATACCCTTCCGCTGAGGCGCTCCGGTCGATTTTCGAAGTTTCGAGAGGTGCTCGAAAGCAGCCCGGAGGTGCATCAAAATGCATCACGGGCGCGGCCGTTTTCCCTCAGGGCGGCCCTCAGGGGCTGCTCAGTGCATCAAAAGGGACACGAAAAGGGGGCGGGCGAGGCGGGGGGAAAAGCGCGCTTTTGAGGGTCGCAGCGGGGGGCTCCCCCCTGCCCCCTCAGCCATTCTCGGGGTCGAGGAGGTCGATCGCGGACGTCGCGAACTCGTGGAAAACGCGCTGCCAGTGCGAGCCTGCCTGGTCGAGCGGGACGTCGTCCAGCGTGCCGCTGCGCCGGCTGTCCCACAGCGCACGGGCAAGATCCTCAATCAGTGCCTCGCGATCGTTGGCCGAGCAGATCCGGCACCGGCCAGGGCTGCGGGATGAACGATCGTGTGGGTTGTCGACTCGGGAACGCATCGCCTAATAGTGTTCTAGTTATGTTCTGTCCGCAACCCGGCGCCGCTGGTGCCCCGTCATGAGCGCGAACCATCGCTACGAGACGCTCGGCGATATCACGCGCCGAGGCTTCAACGTGCTGGTGAAGTGCGGATGCGGGCACAGCGCGGTGATCGACGCGCGACGCCTGGAACGGTGGTATCGATGCCACTGCTGGTCGACGTCCCTGCACATGCTGCGGGACCATCTGTATTGTCTACAGTGCGGCGGGCGGCCGGCGAGCGCGCGAGCCCAGCCCTGTGCGCAAGAACCCACGGCGCCAAATCGTTTCCCGAACAGCGAGGAGCAATGGGAACGCTTGGTCCGCGGGCTGCGGCGATAGCTCGGGTTAGAGCAGCCTTATCACGTCGGCGGCAGCTATCCCCGCCTGCAACAGCATCAGGGCAGCTACCGCCGCGTATTCAACCTTTCTCAGCGTCGATCGGCGGATATGCATGCCGACTTGTCGGCATTGATCGCGAAGTTCGCAATTAGCAGCTCACCCGCTTTGGACGCACTTCCCTTGCTGACCGAGTACGTCGTTTCGATGGGCATCATGGCGAAGGCGCCGAACACCTCGCGCACGCCGGGGGTATCGTTCAGCGAGAGCAGGAACTTGCCCTTGATCCCGCCGAGCTGGGTGGCGAGCTGCTCGAAGTCCTCGCGGCCGAAGACGTCCTGGCCATAGTCGGTCTCGCATCCCCAATAGGGCGGATCGAGATAGAACAGTGTGCCGGCACGATCATAGCGCTCGATGAACGCGGCATAGTTCAACTGCTCGATCACGACGCCCGCCAGGCGATCGTGAATGTCGGCGAGCACCGGCTCTAGCTTTGTGACGTTGAACCGCGCGCCCTGGGTGGCGTCGACGCCAAACGTGCGGCCGTTCACCTTCCCGCCAAAAGCGAGTCGCTGGAGATACAGGAACCGCACCGCGCGCTGTAGATCGGTGAGGCGCTCGCCGGGCAGCGCGCGGAGCCGCTCGAATTCAGCGCGGCTGGCGACGCGAAACCGCAGCATGTCCAGCAGATATGGATAGTGTTCCTGCAGCACACGGAAGAAGATCGCGACGTCGCCGCTGACGTCGTTGATCACCTCGGCCTTCGGCCGCTGCCGGCGGCGCAGGAAAATGCCGCCCATGCCAACGAAGGGCTCGGCATAGAGCTGGTGATCAACCTGCTCGATAATGCGAACGATGCGACCGGCGAGATTGCGCTTGCCGCCAATATAGCCGGCGGCGGGGGAGACGGGGGTAACGGCACTCAACATCGGGGGAAGCTTTGCCTCTTCTGGATTGACGCCGCCGACCGGCGGCGCAGGGGAACCGCCGGCCGCAACCTGGCCGGCGGGATCTGGGGGAGCCACGGTGGCACGGCACCCAATGTGTAGGAAATAGGCGCCGCCAAAAGACGGTCAGCAGCTTACCGCCTGTTCAGCACCAATCAAAACACCGTGGACGAAGCGCGGACCTCAGCGAGCATGTCAGTCAAACCTCAAGCTTGGATCACCCATCAAAGTAGCCGCCCAGATTGGGTTGTGTTTCACCCCTGCAGTGCTGATATACCGTTCAAAGGAGACGAAAATGGCAGTCGGTGAGGTGATTGGCTCAGATCCGGGCCCTTGGTTTTTTGATATGGATGGCAACGGGACGAAGTCGCGCCGCTTTGCCACCAAGGCCGCTGCGCACAAGGCTGGCGAATTGTTTAAGGCGGAATACGATAAGGGAGGCGAATTTCGCCAGGCCGTGATCAAGGCTGAAAACGCAGCAAAGGCAATTGAGTCCAGTGATGATGGGCCCAGCTTAGGCACACAAGCTGCGCACGCAGACTGGCTAAGTAGGGGCGGCCGCGGTTAACCTGCCAGCTGGTCCTTTCAAGTGTGATCGTTGCTTCGGCTAGGCAGCGTTGCCCATCGGCCTGCGCTCGCGGAACCGGATCACCTGGCGCCCGACAAGCTCGTTGAACTGCAGCAGCCGCACCTGCAGGGGCGCGATCTCCAGCTCGAAGAACATGTCGACCGCCTGGAGCGGGTTACCGAACCCGCTGGAGCCCTGCGCCGGCACGATGCCGAGCAGCTGGGGCGGCACGCGATGCGCGGCGAGCACGTCGTCGCGCGTCGCGTTCTTGATACCGAGAAACTCGTCCTTCGCGCCCACCTCGGCGATCGGCAGGATCTTGAGGCTTCCCTCCTTCGCGTTCGGTGCGTGGACGAACAGGTTGCGGAAGTTGCCCGGTCCCCGCGACGCCTTCAGCGCCGTCTTGAGCGCGGTGGTGTCCTTCTCGTCGATCTCGCCGGTGGCGTAGAGGATATAGCCCGCGTGGCTGCCGTTCAGGTAATAGCGGCGGCGGAACAGCGTTGCCGCCTCGTTGAGCAGCGCCGACTGCAGCGCGCTCAGATACTCCGGCACGCCGTAGATCTCCTGGTTCACGTCGGGCTGGCAGACCTGCTGGACGCTGCCGGGGGCGAACTCCACCTCGTCGCGGTCGCCGGGCACATAGAAGAACCGCCCTGCCTCCACGCCGCGCCGGGTGTACTTGGCGATGGCGTGCTCATAGCGCAGCACCCCGCCCAGGACGTTGCGGCGTTCCTCCAGATAACCGTTGCCGAAGACGAGGAAGTCCTGCGCCAGCGCCTCAAAGGCCGCGGTGCTAAGCAGCGAGGACGCCGCAAAGGACGCGACCAGCAGGTTGCGCTTGAGCATGATGGCGCTGCTGTGGTGCGGCGAGACCCGGAACGCGCGCGCCAGGCCGTCGAGCGACACCGGCGGTTCGTACCAGCGGCCGTTGTGCCAGCACTCCGCCATGTCGAGCAGCTCGCGGCGGTTGAGCACCGGCTCCGGATCGCCGAAGCTGAACGCCAGGCCACCCGAGCTGCTCGACCGGTCCGCTGGCACCAAAGCCCCAGACGACACCGCCGCCGTTTCCTGCCGGGACATCGTCCGCGCCCGAGTCCGCTTCGCCATCGATAATCTCCAAGCGCGTCTGCGGCCGCGCGCTGCCGTCCAGTGGTTCGTTGATGAGGATGTGCATGACCGCCCAGGCCAGATCGCCGTGGCCGATGCTCTCGTCGCCCCGGCTCGTCTTGAAAGTGATCGCCTTGCCCGAGCCGGTGAGCGCCTTCTTGATGCTGAGGAAGCTCGACTGCACGTCGATCCAGCTCGCATCGAATTCGATGCGGCCGCGCGCGAAGCTGTGCTGCGCCTTCATCACCATCTGCGCCTTGGACTCGAGCGAATATTCGATCTTGGTGCAGCCGCGCACGGTACCGCTGAGCAGCTGGTAGACGGCCGAGCCGATGCCGGTGGCGTCGATGCCCAGATAGGTGCAGTTGTAGCGGGCGAGCCGCTGGCGGATGAACTCGGCCTGTGCCTGATAGTCGAGCCCGCGCAGCTGGTACTTCTCCAGCAGCCGGAACTTGCCGCCCGGCCCCTCCGGCGGCAGCGCGATCACCAGCGCGGCATTGTCGCCGTTCTCGCTCTCCTGCGGATCATAGCCGGCCCACACCGCGCGCGTGCCGACAGGCCGCCGGCTGAGCGGCTGCACGTCGAGCCAATCGACGACGCTGTCGACGGTCGCGCGCTGCAGCTCGTTGAACTTGAACGCCGAGAGGCTGTCGTCGACGAACTGGCACATGAGCAGGTTCGCGAATTCGTCCGGGGCATATTCGATGCGCAGCTCGTCCAGATCGAACAGGTCGCAGCCGCGCGCCTCGGCGTCCTCGATCGTCACGATCTGGCGCCAGATATTGTCCTCGCACACCGCGCCCGCCTTCAAGCGGCCGTGCCCGGTGTCGATGGTGACGCGGTTTTCCTTCTTCACCCGGCGGTTGCGGCGCTCGCCCGTCCAATAGGGGTGCGCCTGGTGGGCGACGGTGGACGGCGTCGAGAAGTAGGTTTTCCGCCACTTCTTGTGCATCGCCATGCCGCTGGCGACCTTGTTCAGCTCCTCGAAGCCATAGGTCCAGAAGAACTCGTCGAAATAGAAATTGCCGTGATAGCCCTGCGCAGTGCGGGCATTGGTGCCCAGGAAGATCAGCTGCGGCAGATCCTCGCCCTCGGGCAGCGTCTCCGCGTCGAGCACGATCGGATCGCCCTGCAGCTTCACCCCCGCCCGCGCCGCGAACTGGATGATGTAGCCGCGGAAGATATGGGCCTGCGCCTTGGACGCGGAAAGGAAGATCATGTTGCCCCGCCCGCGTAGGGCGTCGAGCAGCGCCTCGCGGGCGAAATACCAGGTGGCGCCGATCTGGCGGGATTTCAGGATCATGCGGGTGCGCTGGTCGCGCGCGTCCCACCAATCCTGCTGATAGCCGAACAGCTCCTCGTGGAAGATGCGCTCCAGCTCTTCCACCTGCTCACGGGTGAAGTAGTTGGTCTTCGCCTTCTTCTTCTCGCCCGCGTTGCGGTTGCCGACCTTCTCGTTCAGGTCGCCTTCGTGCCCGCCCGGCGCCTCATAGCGCCGCACGCGCGCGGCGGTGGTGACCGCGCGCATGAGCAGGTCGATTTCCTTGAAATCGCCGGGAGTCTTCTTGTCCTTGTCGACCAGCCCGACGATGCGGGCCTCGATCGCGTCTTCGATCTTGGTGAGCGCCGGCGCATCGTCCCACCGATCGCGCTGGCGCCAGGACTCCACCGTCCCGCGCGAAAGGCACAGCTCTTCGGCGATTTGCGTAATCGTCCAATAGCGCCAGTACAGGCTGCGCGCCTTCCGCCGCGCGTCCACGGGGATTGGCATCGTCGATGCTGGGAGGGGTTCGTCGGCGGGGTGCATGGTGCCGCGAACCTAGCCACGCTCGCCCCCGGCAATTGAGCGCCCCACCTTGTAGAACCGCCCTTTCACAAGTCGGCTCGCTTGAGAAGATGCCCCGATCCGGTCCCTGTTCGCCTGGTCAAACGCCGCCTCGGCTCGATCACGCAGGGACCAGCACCGCCATGGCCAAACTCTCCAAGTTCTTCCGCGCCTTCGTCGCCGGCCAGACGATCAGCGACGGCCGCACCATCACCGACGAGATGATTGACGATGTGGTCGCGACCTTCAACCGCGACACCTATTCGCCGCGCATCAACATCGAGCATATCGCCGGCTACAGCCCGGAACCGCCGTTCAACGGCTACGGCGACGTTGCAGCCGTGAAGGCGCAGGACGACGAATTCACCATCGACGGTAAGTCCGAGAAGCGCCGCACGCTCTATGTTCAGGTCGACGCCAACGACAACTTGGTGAAGCTCTCGGCCGCTGGCCAGAAGCCCTATCCGTCCGTCGAGCTGACCCCGGACTATGCCGGCACCGGCAAGGTCGGTCTGGTCGGCCTGGCTTTCACCGATACCCCCGCCTCGATCGGCACCCAGAAGCTGCAGTTCTCGCGCACCGCGCCGGGCACCATTTTCAGCGCCTCGGATCAGGCTGTCGCGATCGAATTCGAGCAGGGCGCGGCGGGTGTCACTGATGCGATTGTCGCCGGCTTCTCGAAGCTCGCCGACATGTTCAAGCGCACGGCCAGCGAGCCCGGCACGCCCCCGCCGGCACCGGCCCCCTCGCCCGCGCCCACGCCCGCGAACGACAACATGGACTTCGCCGCGTTCACCAAGGCGATGGGCGATGCAGTCGCGGCGGCAGTGAAGCCGGCGCTCGATGCGGTCAGCGAAGTTCGCGCCGAGGTGGCGACCATGAAGGGCCAGCTCGAAACCACGCCCGCCGGGTTCAGCCGCCCGCCCGCCAGCGGCGGCGCAGGCCAGCACCTTACCGACTGCTGATCGCCGCTCACCGCCTCCCCACGTCCGCGCCCCTCCCCGCACCCCGGAGCAATTTCCATGCAGAACCACACCCGCGTGCTGTTCAATTCGTACCTTGGCCAGCTCGCCAAGCTGAACAACCTGGACGGCCATTTCTTCGCGAACGGCTCGACCGAGATCAAGAAGTTCGCCGTCGCGCCTGCGATCGAGCAGAAGCTGCTGGCGAAGCTCCAGACCACCAGCGACTTCCTGTCGCGCATCAACGTCGTGCCGGTGGTGGCGCAGATCGGTGACCGTGTTGGTGTCGGCGTCACCCGCACGCTCGCAGGCCGCACCGACCTGTCGGTCCCCGGCAACCGCCGCCGCCCCACCAGCCCGTTCGGCAGCGACGCGATCGACCAGTACACCTGCAAGAAGACCGACTACGACTATGCGTGGCCGTATGCGCTGCTCGATGCCTGGTCGCACCGCCCAGAATTCCAGCAGCTCTGCCGCGATGCCGTGCTGGTGCAGAAGGCGCAGGACATCATCACCATCGGCTTCAACGGCGTGGACGCCAAGGCGCAGACCGACCGCGTCACCTATCCGCTGCTGCAGGACGTCAACTATGGATGGCTCTACAAGATGCGGACCTACGCGCCCAATCGCGTGCTGTCCCATGGCGGCCTCGATCAGGCGAAGGTGTACGTCTCGGACACCGGCAGCGCCGACTATGAGAACCTCGACGCGCTCGTCTTCGACGTGATCCACAATCTCCTGCACGAGCAGTTCCGCGGCGCGACCGACCTGGTGGTGATTGTCGGCAGCGACCTCGTTCACGAGAAGTATTTCAAGATCGTCAGCGAGGCCGGCAACACCGCCACCGAGATCCTCGCGCGCGACGTGATCCTGTCGAGCCGCCAGCTCGGCGGCAAGCCGACCATGCAGGTGCCGAACTTCCCGGCCAACGCGCTGATGGTCACCAGCCTCAGCAACCTGTCCTACTACCAGCAGACGGGCTCCGCGCGCCGCAACATCGTCGAGGAATCGGCCTACGACCAGATCGCCAACTACGAGAGCGTGAACGACGCCTTCGTCGTCGAGGAATACGGCAAGGCCGCCCTGGTCGAGAACATCAAGCTTGGCCCGAAGAGCTGAGGCTCTGCGTCAAGTCTGCCCGCCCTCAATCCACCCAGCACCGGAACGCACCATGAGCCCAGCTCGCCAGCATCGTGACCGCTTCGCCGCCTCGGCCAAGCCCGATCACACCAGCACCGTCGTTGCCGCGCAGGAGGGCGAGGGCGGGCAGGAACCCCTGCTCGCCTCCCCCATCGTCTCCGCCAGCCCCGCGCGCCTGCACACGCTGCAGCACGCGGCGCGGGCGGCGATCGAAGAACCCGCCGCTCTGGACCCATCGCTCGGCGAGGGCCCCGATGCCCAGATCATGCTGCGCCTGGTGCACGACATGCGCAGGCTCAAGGCCATCCAGTCGATCGAGAAGAAGATCGAGGCCAAACGCGAGATGCTGCCCGCCTATCGCGAGTGGGTGATGGCGCGCTTGGCGGCGGCAGCCGAGGCCGGCAAGACGGTCGCGGACGAGGTGATCCCCACCATCATGGTTTGGCTGATCGACGTCGGCGAATATCGCGGCGCGGTCGAGCTGGCCGAATATATGCTGCTACACGATCTGCCGATGCCGGCGCGCTATCAGCGCACGACGCCCGCGCTGGTCACTGAGGAGATCGCCACCGCCGCGATCAAGGCGCAAGGTGCTGGCCAGCGCTTCGACCTGGGCATCCTCACCGATGTCGAGATCCTCACCGCCGACGCTGACATGCACGATCAGATCCGCGCCAAGCTCTACAAGGCGATCGGCCAGGAGACCGCGCTAGCGGCCGAGGCGCTGCTCCCGGCTGACGATCAGCGTCCGGCCTTCGGCAAGGCGCTCGGTGCGCTGCGCCGCGCGCACCAGCTCGACGAACGCGCGGGCGTGAAGGGCAACATCAAGAAGCTGGAGAAGCTGCTCGACGCAGGCACTCCGGCCACCACCGAACCCGCGCCCCAGCAGGGCGCCTGACCAGCTCGCCCCCGGCGCTCGGGGGCGGATCGCGCGCGACGGGAGGGCCTTCGGGCTGAGGGCCGTCGCGGACCCGGTCCCCACCCCCGTTTGCCGGGGACGCCGAAGGAACCGCGATCCGATGTCCGCCGCCGCTCTCTTGAACTTCGCCGCTCTCGCGCTCTGCGCGGGCGGGTTCGTGCTGGCGGCAGTCGATGCCACCTTCGCGGAGCGCTGGCGAGTCCGCCTCGGCAGCGCGACGATTGCCGCCGTCGCGCTGGCAGGCGTCATCTCCTCCATGGTGCGGATCGCCGCCATGGTGCTGGCATGAGCACCTTCGCCTGCTCCCCCATCCTCACGCCACCGCCCGCTGCGCCCGATGGCGCGCCGATCGTCAACGACGGTTGGTTTCCCGACGTCGACGTTGCCGACCTGCGCAAGGCGCGCCGGATCCCCGCCGAGATGCCGGCGGAACGCCTGCGCGACGCAGTGCGCGAAGCGATCATCTGGACGAACGACCAGCTCGAGGATTGGCGCGCCGAGCAGGCCGCCGTTAGCTTCGCTGAGGTGCCCAGCTCCACCGTCGACGGCTTGAGCCGCAACGTCGTGCTGTACCAGCTCGCCGTGGGCGCCTGCGCCAAGGCGCTGCTGATCGAACGGCAGCGCGACGTCGACCTGACCGGCGCTGGCCAGCGCAAGGTGGACGAGCTGGACGACTCGATCGGCGAGCTGCGCCGAGACGCGCTGCAGGCCGTGCGCCGGATCCTCGGCCGCACCCGCACCAGCGTCGAGCTGCTCTGATGACGGACAAGCTCACCGCGCGACAGGGCGACACGCTGGACGAGCTGCTGTGGCGCGAGCGCGGCCTCGGCCCTGAGGCGCTCGATGCCGTGCTCGCGGCCAACCCGGGCCTGGCCGATCGCGGCCCAATCCTTCCGATCGGCACGCCGGTCACCCTCCCCCCGATCGCCGCCCAGGCACCGCCGGTGCGCGAGACGGTCCAGCTCTGGAGTTGACCATGGAACAGAAGATCCTGGCCTTGCTCGATGCATTTCTCGCCTTCCTGTCGGGTATCGCCCCCGGCGCGATCGGCGCCACGGTGGCGCTCGCCTGGCGCAAGGGTCTCACCTGGCGCGAGCGTTTCACGCAGCTTGCGGTGGGCATCGTCGTTTCGTGGTTCGCCGGCCGCGCGATCGGCGCGATCTGGTCGCTCGATCCCTTCGTGCTGCAGGGCATCGCCTTCACGATCGGCATGATCGCCTTTGAGGCGACGCCGCGGTTCATCGCAGCGGCGGCCGACGTCGCCGGCACGATCCCCGCCACCTTGCGCGACCGCTTCCTCGGCAAAGGAGGCGAGCAGTGAGCTATGATCGCGTCGCGCTGGAAGCCGAGCTGATACGCGACGAAAACGAGAAGTTCAGGGTGTATCGCTGCACCGCGAACAAGCGGACGATCGGCGTTGGCCGCAACCTCGACGACGTCGGCATCTCCAAGGCGGAAACCGCTGCGCTTGGGATCACCGTGGCAAGCGTCTGCGCGAACGGGATCACCCGCACGCAGTCGCGCGCGCTGCTCGCGAACGACATCGACGCCCGCGAACGCCAGCTCGACGCCAAGCTGCCCTGGTGGCGCACCCTCAGCGACGTGCGCCAGCGGGTGCTGCTCAACATGTGCTTCAACATGGGCATCGCGCGCCTGCTCGGCTTCAAGAACACGCTTGCGAAGATGCAGCGCGGCGACTTCGCAGGCACCGCCGCCGGCATGCGCGCGTCGCTCTGGGCGCGCCAGGTCGGCGCCCGCGCCGAGCGCCTGGCCCTCATGATGGAAAAGGGAACCGCATGATCAAGCTGATCGTCGGCGCCTTCAAGGCGCTCCACGCCTGGGCGGGCAATAGCTGGCTCGTCCTTATCGCCCTCGGCCTCGCGATCGCCGCCCTGTACGTTGACGATCGCCGCGCCCGAGCGGACCGCGACGCTTGGTCAAGCTGGGCCAAGGCCACCTGCGCCTACGCCGGTGCCTCGCCCGATGCGACCACCGTCGAGCGCGCGGACGCCGCCGGCAAGCGCCACAAGGTGAAGCTGCCGCGCGGCGGCGCGTGCGCCGAGGCGGTGCAGGATCTCGCCGCCTTCCGCGCCGCCACCCTTGCCGGCACCGCGCGCGTGCTCGCCGCCGCTGCAGCCGAACAGCAGGCAAAGGCCACCCGCGACCGCACCACCGCCCAGGCCGAGTCCGAAGACCGGGCCGCCGCCATCAACACCATGGAGAAAGCCGATGCGCAGGTTCGCGACGATGACCGCGTCGATGGCAACTGGTTTGCTGCTCTCAACCGCCTTGGCGGGCTGCAGCCGCACGACTGAGCACCGCCCGGTGGACGTCGTCGCCGTGCCGGTAAAGGATACGCCGCCCGCCGACCTGCTCGTCTGCCCCGAGGCGCCGCCCGCCTTCCCGACCGATCAGGTCGCCACAATCCCGGCACCGCTACGAGCCGCCCTGCGCGGCCTGGTGCTCCACGATCGCGACCAGCGCGTCCGCTTCCGCCGCCTGGTGGAGTGGATCGCCCCTGGAACCTGCAAGCCCGAACCGGAGACCCGTTGAAATGGCCAAAGCCGCAACCGCCGAACTGCAATCGCAGATGCTCTCCGCCCTGCAGGCGCTCGCGCCCGCGACCGATGCCGTGCCGGTCACGCCGAGCGATACCGTCGACCTTGAGCAGGAAGCCTCCGCAATCGCGTGCGGCGGGAACGCCGGCACGGTGAAGCTGCGGACGGCCGCCGGCAAGGACCGCACGATTTCGATCGCCACGGGGCAGACGATCGCAGTGCGCTTCAAGCGGGTGTTCCTGACCGGCACTTCGGCAACGGGCCTGAGCGCGCTGCTGAGCGCCGTCGCACTGGCAGCTGCGCCAACGCCCACGCCGAGCCCCCAGCCCACCCCGCAGCCGTCGCTGAGCCTTTCCAGCGCGGTCACCAAGGCCGAAGGCAACTCGGGCACCACCGCGTTCACCTGGACGCTCACGCTCAACCGCGACGGCTCGACGGCCGCCTATCCATTCGCCTGGGCGGTGACGGGCAACGGTAGCAACCCGGCGAGCGCCGCGGACTTCGGTGGAGCCTTACCGAGCGGCAGCGGCACCTTCGCGGCAGGTGAAACTTCCAAGACGATCACGGTGCTCGTGACCGGAGACACTGCCGTCGAGCCTGACGAAACCTTCCTGCTCACCGTCACCGCCTCGGGGCTGAATACGGTCACCAGCACCGGCACGATCAGCAACGACGACGCCTCGACGGTATCGCCGGTGGTGCCGCCGAACTGGGACTATATCGCCTTCGGCGACAGCCGGGTCGAGAATGGCCTTGGTGCTGGCCTGGGCAGCAGCGGCTACAAGGCCAGTCAATCGATGCTGTCCTGGGCATCACTGGTGCCGCAGGCCTCCAATAATCGCCTGCGCCTCGGCCGTTACCCAAACTTCGGCATTTCTGCCTCCAACACCTTCAACGGATCGCTGATCCCGCGCCGCCCCGCTACCTATACCTCGTCCAACACCTCGGCCGCCGCGACGCAGAGCACCCCGCCCACCTGGTACCGAGGCAGCGATTCGACCAACAAGGGCATCGACTATGCTGCCGCGCACCCGGCGGGCATTGTGATGATCATGCATGGCGGCGCGGACAACGATCTCGACAGCGGCGCGCGCACCCGGTTCCAGAGCTATATCACGTACCTGCGCGCCAACGCGCCGCAGAAGCTGATCGTGATCCTCAACGAGCCGCCCTTCGGCGTCAATCAGGCGGGCGCGGTGGTAGGCGGCTCCAGCCAGTCGGTGATGGACTTCGCGGCCTGGCAGAAGACCTTCGACTATGCATCGGGCCACGCCAATGCGACCCCGAATGTGATCGTCGTCGATACGAACGCCCTCATTGCTGATCCCGCCTCGGGCCCGACCACCTATCTCAACAAGCAAGGCTTCTACCGCGATGACCGGCACTTCACCGCCTGGGGTTCGCAGCAGGTCGCGCGGGCGATTCACCAGCGTCTGAATGCGGCCTTCGGCAGCACTTACTCGGGCTTGCCATCGCGCGTCCCGCTGCCGGTGAGCAACGGGGCGACGATCGCGACCGATACGATCGGGGTGCACCCCGGCTTCGTTCACACCAACCCGCTACTCACCCCTGGCGGCGCCGGCAGCGTCATCGCCGCCGGCTTCGCCTCGCCGCCGCCGGCCAGCTCCGTGCCGCAGGGTTGGACCTTGTCGGGAAGCAGCGCCGTGATGGGCGCCGACATCACGGTGACGGTCGACAAGACCGGCACCGATCCGGATGGCTATCCGATGACGACGATCACGCTGGCAGGGACCATGCGGTCGGCGAAGTTCACGGGCTCGATCTCCGGCACGACGCTGACGATCGAATCGATGGACACCAGCCAGGGTGCCGGCTCGATCGTCATCGGCGCGACGCTGTACGCCGGCACCAGCTCGTACTTCATTCAGGCACTGCTGAGCGGGACTGCGAACACGGCCGGTGCGACCTATCAAGTCAGCTCCGGCGCGGCCAAGCCCTCGGGCACGTCGATGGTCGCGGTGACCGGCTACAATGTCAGCCTGTATCAGAGCTCGATCGCGGGCAGCGGGTCTGAGATTGCGCTCACCGACAAGCTGCGCCCGGTGGGCCGAGTGGTGCCGCTCGCCGGCAGCAAGCTGTTCTCCGGTGCCGAGCTGGTTGGGTATGTGCGGAACGGGGGGACCCCCGATGCCAAGGCGCAGCAGTCGGGGCTCAACAACATCCCGCAGGGCGGCAACACGAACGACCTGCTCGGCTACCTGCTGAGCGCCTATGGCTATGATGCCGGCGGCGCTACGGCACCGCTTAACGGGCAGATGATCGACCTTGCCGACCCGAACATGGACCCGGCGAACGGAGGCCCTGGCTTCATTACCGCGCCCGGTTCGGTGATTCAGGTCAACGTCAGCCTCGCCAACGCCTCCGGCTTCGACCAGCCCGCTCTGGCGGTGGTTCAGGTCAGTCGCTGCGGCCTGGCGCGGGTGAGCAACTAGGGGCGTCGCGATGGAGAAACCCAATGCCCTCCGCCAGGTGCTGCTGGCCCATGTGCCGCAGCTCGGCGCCGATCCGTCGAAGCTCAGCCTGTTCGTCGACAAGGGCCGCGTCGCCGCGCGGCCTGGCGGGCTGGCCTTCGAATATCGCGACACGCTCAACATCGTCGCCCAGGACTATGCCGGATCGATTGACGGGCTGATGGTGCCGATTCTCGCCTGGATTGCGGACGCGCAGCCCGAGCTGCTCGAAGCGGGCCAGCAAGAACCCTTCCGCTTCGAGTCCGAACTCCTCGACGCCGACGCGGCCGACGTGTCGCTGTGGATCGAGCTGACCGAGGCGGTGTCCGTGGAAGCGCTGGCGCAGGGCGGCTTCAACGCCGTGCATCTGGCCGAACCGCGGCTCGTCGAATGAGCGGCGACCTGGCCGAGCTGGAGCGGATCGCGGGCGCGCTGCTGCGCGCGACCGCGCCACCGGAGCGCCGCCGCATTCTTCGCGCCATGGCGAAGGATCTGCAGCGCTCGCAATCCGCGCGCATCGGCCGCCAGCAGAACCCCGATGGCAGCGCCTATGCGCCACGCAAGGCCAAGCCCGCGCCGCGCCCCGGCAACTATGCGGTGAAGTTCCTCTATCCCAAGGGCGCTGCCGAGCCACGCCTGGTGCTCATGAAGAGCTGGGCCCACGAGGGCAACCTGCTCACCGGCTTCGACGTCGAGGCCGGCGGCGTGCGCAGCTTCTTCTGGGACAAGGTCGACCGCTGGCTACCCCTAGAGCCCGAGGAGCAGAACAAGGGCGCGGGGAAGTATCGGCGCAAGGGCAGCATTCGGCGCGCCGCCATGTTCCGCAAGCTCCGCAATGGGCGCAACCTCCGCGCAGGCGCGACCGACCGCGAGGCATGGATCGGGTTCGCCGGCCGCGCCTCGGAGATCGCCAGCGTGTCGCAAGATGGACTGATGGACCGGCCCGCCGCCAAGGCGAAGCCGGTACGCTACGCGCGGCGTGCGCTCCTCGGCGTCACCGACGCGGAAGCCGGTGCAATGCTCGACCTGATGCTGCGGCATCTCAACGCCTGAGGTTGTGAAACGGGTCTTTCACAAGCCGCCACGCTAGCCGGGACAGCCACGCGCCCGCGACATGGGCGGCATGGCCGATACCTCCGTCACGTTCACCGCAGTCGATCTCTCGCGCCTGCCGGCGCCGAAGGTGATCGAGCCGCTTAGCTTCGAGCAGATCTATGGCGAGATGCTCGCTGCGCTGCTGGAGCTGAAGCCGGATTTCGACGCGACCGTCGAGTCCGATCCGGCGGTGATGATCCTGCAGATTTCCGCCTATCGCGAGTTGCTCCTTCGCGGTGTGATCAACGACGCGGCGAAGGCGGTGATGCCGGCCTTCGCCACCGGCTCCGATCTGGATCACCTCGCGGCGCTGATGAACGTCACCCGGCTTGAGCTGGACCCCGGCGATCCTGCCAACAACGTGCCGCCCGCCTATGAAGATGACACCTCGCTTCGCGCCCGCCTGGTGCTGGCGCCGGAGGGCTTCTCGGTAGCAGGCCCCGAGGGCGCCTATATCTACCACGCCCGCTCGGCCGACGGCGACGTGCTCGACGCCAGCGCGACCAGCCCGGCACCGGGAGAAGTGCTGGTCACCATCCTGTCGCGCCTGGGCGACGGCACCGCCTCCCCCGAGCTGCTCGCCAAGATTGCGGCGCACGTTTCGTCGGAGACGGTGCGCCCGCTCACCGACGCGGTGATGGTGCAGTCCGCGACGATCATCCCCTACCAGATCACCGCCACCCTCACGACGTACAGCGGCCCCGATGGGTCCATCGTGCTCGCCGAGGCGCAGCGCCGCGTCGAGGAATATCGCGACCGCCAGCACCGCCTGGGGCTCGACGTGACGCGCTCGGGCATATTCGCTGCCCTTCATGCCGAGGGCGTGCAAAATGCCGTGCTTGCCGAGCCGGCGGCCGACATCGTCGTAAACCGCACCCAAGCCGCCTTCTGCACCGCGATCAACGTCGCTTATGGGGGCATCGGCGAATGACCGGGAGCCTGCTGCCCCCGAACGTGACCGCGCTCGAGCGCGCGATCGAGGCGGCGACTGCGCGTGTGGGCGCGTTGCCGGTACCGCTGCGCGACCTGATCAATCCGGACACCTGCCCGCTCCCGCTGCTTCCCTACCTGGCCTGGGCGGTTTCCATCGACGCCTGGTCGAGCGATTGGCCGGAGGAAGTGAAGCGCGCCCGCGTGCGCCGCGCGATCGAGATCCAGCGCCACAAAGGCACCGCGTCTTCGGTGCGCGCCGTCGTCGAGTCCTTCGGCGGCGCCGTAGCGCTGCGTGAGTGGTGGCAGCTCGACCCGCCGGGTGAGCCCCACACCTTTACCATGGCCGTCGAGCTGAGCGGCGGCGACGGCGCGCCCGCTACCGCCGCCTTTGCCGATGCTGTGATCAATGAGGTGCGCCGCACCAAGCCGGTACGCTCGCACTTCACCTTCACCCAGGGGCTTCGCTTTAACGGTGCGACCGGCGTGATCGCCGCCGCTCGGCCCCTCGTTTTCACCCGCCTGGCGCTTGCCGCCTGATCGGAGCCCCGCCAATGTCCTTCACCCTCACCGTCACCAACGCTGGCCGCGCCGCGATCGTCAATGCCGCCAAGGATGGCACGAACGCGGTGCGCATTGCGTCGGTCGGCGTGTCGGCAACCGCCACGACGCCGAGTGCTGCCACCACCACCCTGCCCGGCGAGATCAAGCGGATCACCACGATCGCGGGGGACGCGGTCGCGGCTGACACGATCCACGTCACCGTGCGCGACGAGTCGAACGCGCTGTACGCGGTGCGGTCGATCGCGCTCTACCTGTCGGATGGGACGCTGTTCGCCGCCTATGGGCAGGCCGACGTGCTGGTCGAGAAGTCTCCCCAGGCGATGCTGCTCCTCGCCCTCGACGTGCGCTTCGCAGACATTGCGGCGACCAGCATCACCTTCGGCAACGCCGACTTCCTCAACCCGCCCGCCACCACCGACACCGCAGGCGTTGCCGAGCTGGCCACCGACGCCGAGACGAGCGCCGGTACCGACGATCGTCGCACTGTCACCCCGAAGGGACTGAGCTTCGCGCTGTCCACTCGCCTCGCGAGCTGGGGCAGCGACATTTGGCGCGCGAGCAACGATGGTGCCGGCTCCGGTCTCGACGCGGATCTGCTCGATGGGCAGCAGGGTAGCTACTACACGAACATTCCTGCTCGATTGGGATACGCGCCGGCAGACCGCGCGGGCGACCGCTTCACCGGGAATCTTGCGATTTCCCATAGCCGCGATCTCTCCCTCATTTACGACGCTGCGTCTACCAACCTCGCCTACACGCGCTGCAGTCGCTTCGGCCGCGCGCGTTGGGACATCGGCATGAACAGCGCAGAAGAAATTGGCGGCAATTTCGGCAGCGACTTCTACATCAACCGCTTCGATGATGCTGGAAACTTCATCGACACGCCGTTCCTGATGTCTCGTGGGACGGGCGAGCTGCGCGTTCAAGGAGGCCGCGCCTGGCACTCGAATAACGACGGCGCCGGCTCCGGCCTGGATGCCGATCTGCTGGATGGCCACGACGGCGCCTGGTACGCCGACATCCTCGGCCATTTGGGATACACGCCGCTCAATCGAGGCGGCGACACCGCAACGGGCCAGGTGATCTTCAATGCGAACGCTGCCGGCAATAGCGGCATCGCAGGGGGCGGTGCCGGCGAGATAGAAGTGCGCGGGAACGGCGTCGGCGCGGCCATGATGGCGTTCCATCGGCCAGGCAGTTTCGCCACCTATGTCGGCATCGATACGGACAATCGCTTAAAGGTTGGCGGCTGGAGCTTAGGAAACGTCGCCTACACGATCTGGCATAGCGGGAATGATGGCTCGGGCTCCGGGCTCGACGCCGATCTGCTCGATGGCCATGACGGCGCGTACTATGCCGATATCATCGGCCGCCTCGGCTTCTGGCCCGTTCGGCAGGGTACCGGCATCGGCCAGCTCCCCAACGTCGTGCAGATCGGTTGGTCGGGTTCGCGCGTCAAAGTCACGATCGATGCGAGCGACATGGGCAACGTCGTCTTCGACAACCACATTGCCGACGTCTGGCGTGTCAGCAACGATGGCGCCGGCTCCGGCCTGGACGCTGATCTGCTCGACGGCCGCCAGGCCTCCGAATTCGCGCTGTTGAACGACGGCTCGCGCTTCGGTGCGAACGAGAAAGGCTATTGGGAGCGCCGCCCCAATGGGGTGATCGAGCAATGGGGCACCGTCTATGGACCGTTCAGCGAAGGCGCGGTCGGTATCCAATTCCCCGTGCCATTCAGCGACCCCAACTCGGTCAACGTCTCGGCAGTTGGGGTGAATAGCTCCGGCAACGGCCGCTTCGATGTCTTCGTCCAGCGCATCGCGCGCGATCAGTTCGGCGCAACGATGATGGTCCAATACACTGCCGCTTCCACCTCCATCAACCAAATCGACGGCTTCGACTGGCGCGCAGTCGGCATCTGAACAGGAAAGGCAATCTCATGAAGACGACGATCAACAGCGTAGACGCAATCGCCGGCACGGCCTCGGTGACCTTCGAGCATGAAGGCGTCACCCATACCCGCGACGTCAACATCTGCCGCACGGCCAAGAGTAAGTATGACTCGGCCGCTACCCAGGCCCGCATCGACGATGTCGCGCGGGGAGTCGCGGTAAAAATTGCGGCCGGCGCCATTACAAGTTCGCCGTTAGAATAGCTTCAACCCTTCTAGAATACAAAATCACAAAGGCTCTATTAAATTTAACATTTTAACAATCAGGCTTCGCAACCGCTCGATATAAGACAGGCTTAAGACAATGTGAGTCCGAAATTATTCCATTTATGAGGTAAAACTTCCCGGAATTGCTCTTCTGATCAAACTCACAAACCCTGTATATGAAAAAAGATTCTTTTACCAATTCGCTAAAATCAACTTCGTTAGCGGAAATATAAAATGGAGTTCCAGCGACACCAGTTGTAGTCTTAACCTCTATGAAACGGTCACTACCATCTAAGTTGAAGGACCTAATGTCATATCCAGCACCGTCACCCGCATTGACGGATATGTGATCCACTTTTGCTGCCAGGTCTGGACGCCCCGCCTGCGCCAAAATTCGCCGTTCATGATCAACTACGAGGAGCTCACCAGCCAAGCCTAGCGCCCTGGACTCCTGCTCGGTTTTGCGTCGAAATTTGCGAGCTTGGAAAGTACGGGTTGTTTCTCCCCACGACCGACCAACTGGCGCCGCTATGGCCGTCAGACCCGGCGCCGGTCGAGTGACTTCGGCGACGTCTAGGCGACCCTCCTCCTTATCGAGAACCAGTCGCATCTTTGTCAATACGTTATCTGGAATTGGCCAGTTGATAACTTCCCACGCAAAATACACCGGATACTCTCGCTCAGCGTCATGCGATATATATCTCAGCGGCCCCAAATATGTGTAGTCTTCGGAAACGCCATTTCTACGACTTGAAGTTCTTAAAAAGAAATGAATATCACTCACTGCCTCGTCGTGTGATATCAAAGAAAGAATAGTTTTATCGAGAAGATGTTGCTTCGGCTGAGACTGCCAACGCAGAATTCCCTCAGTGCTGATGCCCTCATCAAATGTATGACTGCCGGTGCTCTGACCCAAACTGACGAAGAATGCGAAGCTACCCGGCGCCCCTGGAATAGGCAAAATACCTTGCAAGCCCCACTGACCCGCACCTGAGGTGAACGGCTCATTGGGTGCTAGGAGATTGCGAGCCTGGAGACGGCTATATCGCTGATATAGGATGGGTTTTGCGGGCTTCATTCTGTCTTCTTCGCTCATTGAGTGTTCAAAAATTCCTAATGATCCTCGACCCTATATAAGGCTTCATCGGATCAGAACATTGCCCGCAGCCTTATAACTAAACAGGTGATTTCCCGACGGTCAGAGCGTTAGCACGTCATCGTAGCTCACGTCGCGACAGCGCTGACTTGTGAATACCATGTTTCACAAGCTCCAACCCGCGCGCGTTCGCAATGCCGGCGGCACAGTCCTGCACCGTGAGCGACCTCAACGATCCACGCCGGCTGATCGGCAACCTGATGCGCCTCGGCACGATCGACAGCCTCGATCTTGCCGAGGGCACGGTGCGCGTGCGCGTGGGCGAGCTGCTCACCGGCGACATTCCCTTTGCTGCTCCCCGCGCCGGTGCCGTCCGGATCTGGTCGCCCCCCAGCCTGGGCGAGCAGGTGATGCTGTTCTGCCCCGAGGGCGACATCGAGGCCGGCATCATCCTTGGCGCGCTCTACAGCGAGGCGCACCCGGCCCCCACCAGCGACGGCACCTTCCTCGTCGACTTCCCGGATGGGACGCGGCTTTCCTACGACGCGGAGGCGCACAAGCTCGCCATCACGCTCGGCGAGAGTGGCGCGGCCGAGATCACCGCCCCCGGCGGCCTCACCCTCAACGCCGATGTCCAGCTCAACGGCAAGCTCGACGCGACGGGCAAGATCACCAGCACCGACGACGTTGTCGGTGGGAGCAAGAGCCTCAAGGGCCACAAGCACCTGCAGGTACAGCCCGGCAACGGTGTCTCCGGGGCGCCGCAATGAGGGGGATGGATGCCGCCACCGGCAAGCCGCTCGAAGGCGACGCGCACCTGGCGCAGTCGATCGGGCGCATTCTCTCGACGCCGATCGGCACCCGCGTCGGACGCCGCGATTTCGGCTCGCTCATTCCTGAGCTGATCGACCAGCCCGCCAACCCCGCGCTCCGCATCCGGATCTTCGCCGCCACGGCATTGGCCCTCAAGCGCTGGGAGCCACGCATTCGCGTGACCCGCGTCGCGCTCGAGCAGCCGGAGCCTGGCCGCGCGATCGTCATCGTTGACGGCGTTCGCACCGACCTGCCCGGCGCCGCCGCTCGCACCCGCATCACCGCACCGCTCGCCACGCGCAGCGGCCTCACTGTCACCGCTTAGGAGCCCCAAGCCATGGCCTATCAGCACGGCGTCAATATCACCGAAGTGAACACCGGCAGTCGCCCGCTCACCACCGTTGCAACGGCAGTGGTCGGGCTGGTCGCCACGGCCCCCGGCGCGGATGCCGACGCCTTCCCGCTCAACAAGCCGGTGCTGATCACCGATGCCGAGGCGGCGATCGGCAAGGCCGGTGCCACGGGGACGCTGGCGGGTGCGCTGCGCGCGATCTCCGATCAGGTTCGCTGCCCGATCGTGCTCGTCCGCATCGCCGACGGTGCCAACGCCGCCGAGAAGACCGCCAACGCTATCGGCACCATCACCGCGCAGGGCCAGAAGACCGGCATGCAGGCGCTGCTGGCCGCCGAGGCGCAGCTCGGGGTGAAGCCGCGCATCATCGGCGCGCCTGGCCTTGATGTCCAAGCCGTCACCGAAGCGCTGGCGATCGTCGCGGGCAAGCTGCGCGGCATGGCCTATGCCGCGGCGATCGGCGGCGACGTCAGCGCCGCAATCGCCTATCGCGGCGCCTTCTCGGCGCGCGAGCTGATGCTCGTCTACCCTGACTTCTACGCGGCGGACGCCACCACCGGCGAAGCGGTGGTGAGCTACGGCGTCGCGCGCGTGCTGGGCCTTCGCGCCCGCATCGATCAGGAGCAGGGCTGGCACAAGACGATCAGCAATGTCGCGGTCGCGGGCGTGACCGGCATCACCAAGGATATCCAGTTCGATATTCAGGATCCGGGCTGCGAGGCGAACCTGCTCAATGCCGCTGAAGTCTGCGCCCTCGTCCGCACCAGCAACGGCTTTCGCGTGTGGGGCTCGCGCACCTGCTCGGACGAGCCGCTCTTTGCCTTCGAGAGTGCGGTGCGCACCGCCCAGGTGATCCGCGACACGATCGCCGAAGGCATGTTGTGGGCCATCGACAAGCCGCTGCGGCCCAGCCTGGCCAAGGACATCGTGGAGACGATCAACGGCACGCTGCGCCAGATGAAGCTGGCGGGCCAGATCATCGGTGGCCGCGCCTGGTACGATGCCCAGCAGAACACGCCCGACACGCTGGCAAGCGGCAAGCTGGCCATCCCCTACGACTTCACGCCGGTGCCGCCGCTCGAAAACCTCGCCCTGCAGCAGCGCATCACCGACACCTATTTCGCCGATTTCGCTGCCGGCGTCGCCGCCTGATCGCACCCCTCCCCTCATCTGATCGAAAGGCACCTCCATGGCCCTGCCCCGCAAGCTCAAGGACATGAACCTCTATTCGGAGGGCAACTCGTTTCGCGGCATCGTGACCTCGGTCACCCTGCCCAAGCTCACCCGCAAGCTGGAAGACTATCGCGGCGCCGGCATGGACGGCACCGTCAAGCTCGACCAAGGCGCCGAGGCGATGGAGCTGGAATTCACCCTCGGCGGCCCCGAGCTGTCGATCCTGCGCCAGTTCGCGCTGCCGGGCATCGCCGGCACCTATCTGCGCTTCGCTGGCGCCTGGCAGGACGAAGGCACCGGCAACGTCGACACCGGCGAAGTGACGGTGCGCGGCCGCTACGAGGAAATGGACCTCGGCGAGATGAAGCCCGGCGAGGGCGGCGAGTTCAAGTGCAAGTTCCAGTGCGCCTATTTCCGGCTCGATTGGAACGGCGAAGAGCTGGTCGAGATCGACGTGCTGAACGGCGTCTGCCGCGTGGGCGGTGTCGATCGCCTCGCCGCCATCACCGCCGCGCTCGACTGACGCCCCCACCCCCTCCCCCCCTGATTGAAAGGCCCTTCCGTGGCAGCTACCAGCACCTTCACGCTCGACGACGACATCACCATCAACGGCACCGTCCAGCTTGCCGCCGGCACTGTTATCACCGTCCGCAAGCCCGGCTCGGGCGAGCTGCGCGGCCTTGCGCTCAACAGCCTGATCAACCTCGACGTGGCGTCGCTAGAGACGCTGGCGCCGCGCATCACCAGCCCCACCATCCACAAGCCCTTCGCCGCCGCGATGGCGCCCAACGACATGCTGCAGTTCGGAACCGAGGTGATCGATTTTTTGCTGCCGAAGGCCGCAAAGCCGGTCTCCCACGAAGCATAGAAGACGTGATGGCGGACGTGGCGGCGGTCTTTCACTGGCCGCCGCCCGTCATGGACGAAATGGGCGTGGCCGAGCTGATGGGCTGGCACGCCCGCGCGATCGAACGGCTCAAGGCCATGAACGGCATCGAGGACTGACACGATGGACCGCAATCTGCGCATCCGCATGCTGCTCGAAGCCGGCGACAAGGTGTCCCGGCCACTGCGCGATATCGCCAGCGGCTCGGGCCGCGCCGCGCGCTCGCTGCAGGAAACCCGCGACCAGCTCGCCAAGCTCAATCGCGCCCAGGCCGATCTGGCCTCCTTCCGCACGCTGAAGAACGACCTGCGCGGGACCGAGCAGCAGCTTGGCCTCGCGCGCAGCCGCGTGGCCGAGCTGGCGCGCCAGATGCAGGCGGCCGACAATCCCTCCCGCAAGCTCGCCCGCGACTTCGACGCCGCCAAGCGCGCAGCGGCGGCGCTGAAGGCCCAGCACGAGAGCGAGAACGCGGAGCTGCAGCGGCTTCGCGACCGCATGCGGGAGGCCGGACTCGGCACGGGCGGGCTGGTCCAGCACGAGCGCAACTTGCGCCAGGCCATTTCCCGCACCAACGACCAGCTCGAAGAGCAGAGCCGCCGGCTGCAGCAGTCCAGCGACCGCGCCCGCCGCATGGGCGCCGCGCGGGAGCGATTCGGCGCGCTGCAGGGCACCGCCGCCGGCATGGCGGCGAGCGGCTTCTCCGCGATCGAAACGGGCCGTGCGATCGGCACGCCGCTGGTCGGCGCCGTCGTCGCAGCTCAGCAGTTCGAATCGGGCATGACGGACATCGCCCAGAAGGCCGACCTCACCCGCGCTGCGGCGGCGAAGATGGGCGAAGGGCTGCTCGTCGCCGCGCGCGCCGCCAACCAGCTGCCCGAGAACCTGCAGCAGGGCGTGGACGTCCTCAGCGGCTTCGGCCTGAACCCGGCCAAGGCCGCCCAGATGATCGCGCCGATCGGCCGCGCCGCGACCGCCTACAAAGCGGAGATCGCGGACCTGGCCGCGTCCAGCTTCGCCAATCTCGACAACCTCAAGGTTCCGATCGAGCAGACCGCCCGCGCGATCGACATCATGGCGCAGGCGGGCAAGGCCGGTGCCTTCGAGATGAAGGACATGGCGCAGTATTTCCCCACGCTCACCGCCGGCTATCAGGCGCTCGGGCAGAAGGGCGTCGGCGCCGTCGCGGATCTCTCGGCCGCGCTTCAGATCGCGCGGAAAGGTGCCGGCGATGCCGCCAGTGCTGCCACGAACGTCCAGAACGTGCTGCAGAAGATCAGCTCGCCCGCAACCGTGCGCGCCTTCAACAAGATGGGCGTGGACCTGCCGAAGGCGCTGAAAAAGCTTTATGCCGAGGGCAAGACGCCGCTGGAGGCTATTGCCGAGCTGACCAACAAGACGCTCAAGGGCGACATGTCGAAGCTGGGCAACCTGTTCGAAGATGCCCAGGTGCAGCAGGGCCTGCGCCCGCTGATCGCCAACATGGAGGAATATCGGCGCATCCGCGCGGAGGCGCTGGCGGCCGGCGGCACCACCGACCGCGACTTCGCCGAGCGCATGAAAGACTCGGCCGAGCAGACCAAGCGCCTGCAGGTGAGCGGCACCGCCCTCGCCGTGACGCTCGGCGCCAAGCTGCTGCCCACGGTCAACGCGGTGCTGGAGCGCGCCAACGCCTTCACCGATCGCGTCACCAAATGGACGGCCGCCAACCCCGTGCTGGCGCGGTCGCTGGCCGTGGGCGCAGCCGCCTTCGCCGCTCTGTTTCTGGTGCTGGGCGGCGGCGCCATCCTGATCGCCGGCCTGGTCGCCCCCTTCGCCGCGCTGTCCGCGACCGCCGCGCTGCTCGGCATCGGCATGCTGCCGCTGATCGGCATCGTCGGGGGCGTGGTGCTCGCCGTGGTGGCGCTCGCCGCCGCAGGCTATGCGATCTATTCCAATTGGGGCGCAATCAGCACCTGGTTTGCTGGGGTGTGGGAGAGCATCAAGTCGGCCACCTGGTCCGCGATCCAGTTCGTCGGGCGGATCCTGCTCAACTTCTCCCCCGTGGGGCTGCTGATCCAAGGCTTCACGGCGCTGCTCGCCTGGATGCGCGGGCCGCTTGGGCAGCGCATGATTTCCGCCGGTGGCGACATCGTGCGCGGCATCATCACCGGCATTACGGGCATGCTGGGGCGGCTCAAGGACACCATCGTCGGCGCGGCCTCGGCGGCGGCGAGCTGGTTCAAGAGCAAGCTCGGCATCCACTCGCCCTCGCGCGTGTTCGCGTCGTTCGGCGGGTTCATGATGCAGGGGCTCGATCAGGGCCTCGCGCGCGATCAGGACCGGCCCGTCGATCGGATTGACGGGCTCACCAGTCGCCTTGCCAATGCCGTCGCCACCGGCACCGCGGCGCTGGCGATCGGCGCCGGCAGCGCGACTCCGGCGGCTGCGCGCCCGAGCGCCTCGCCCGCTGGGTTCGGACCCATTACGATCGTGATCCAGCAGCAATCGGGGGAATCGAGCCGCGACCTGGCGCGAGAGGTGCGCAGCCAGCTCGAGCAATTGCTGCGCTCCGGCGCCGGCGCAGGCCGCCGCACGTCCATGGCCGACCGCCCCGATGGAGATGACCTGTGAAGCTGCTGAGCCTGGGCATGTTCGTCTTCGCGATCGAGACGCTCGCCTATGACGAGCTGCAGCGCAAACGCGCCTGGCGCTTCGCCACCAACGGGCGCGTCGGCGCCAAGGATGCGATCCAGTTCACCGGCGCGGATCTGGAGACCGTCACGCTCTCGGGCAGCACCCATGTCGAGCTGGCGGACGGCCGCGTGTCCCTAGACCAGCTGATCGACATGGCGGCCGAGGGCGAGGATTGGCCGCTAGTCGATGGGCGCGGCAATGTGCTCGGCAACTTCGTGATCACCGCGGTCGACGAACGGCACCGCCACTTCCTGCCCGATGGTCAGCCGCGCCAGATCGATTTTGGCATCGACCTGCTCGAAGCGCCGGATGCGGCCGCGTGACGCCCACCGCCGAGTTCCGCATCACGCTCGACGGCGAGGATCTGTCGCCGAAGATCCGCCCGCGCCTGATCAGCCTGCGGATCACCGAGAAGCGCGGCGGCGACGCCGACCAGCTCGACCTGGTGCTCGACGATAGCGACGGGCGGCTTTCGCTCCCGCCCGAGGGCGCGGTGCTCACCGTCGCGCTCGGGTGGAAGGCTGGTAACGGCGTAGCGATCGGCTTGGTCGACAAGGGGCGGTTCAAGGTGGACGAGGTGGAGCACTCCGGGCCGCCGGACACCGTCACCATCCGCGCCAGTGCGGCGGACTTCGCCAGTGCGCTCACCACGCGCCGCGAGCAGAGCTGGCACGACACCACCCTCGGCGCGATCGTGCAGGCAGTCGCCGGCAGGCACAAGCTGCAGGCGCGCTGCGCGCCCGCTCTGGCGTCGATCGCGGTCAAAGCGGCATCGCAGGAGCGGGAGAGCGACATTGCGCTGCTGCGGCGCCTGGGGCGCGAGCATGACGCCGTCGCCACCATCAAGGCCGGATGCCTGATCTTTGCCCCGATCGGCGCCGGCATCACTGCCACCGGCAAGCCCCTGCCCGGCGTGACTATCCGCCGCCGCGACGGCGATCGGCATAGCTACCGCGTTGAGAAGCGCGAAGCTGCCGGCAAGGTTGTGGCGGAGTGGCACGATCGGACAGGTGCGAAGAAGAAGAAGGTGAGCGCCGGCACCGGCGACGGCGCCGAGCGGAAGCTATCCCGCGTCTACGCCAGCGAAGGCGAGGCAAAGCGGGCTGCAGCGGCCGAGGCCAAGCGCGCTGGCCGTGCGCCGCGCAGCCTCGATCTCACCCTCGCCTTCGGCCGCCCCGATCTGGCACCCGAGCAGCCCGCGACCGCTGAAGGGTTCAAGGCCGATATCGACGCGCAGCGCTGGCTGATATCGGAGGTGAACCACCAAATAGACGACCGCGGCGGCTTCACGACTGCGTTGAAGCTTGAGCTTTCGGGCAATGCACCGCCGCCCGCATGAGTGGCGGCGGTGCAACAGGATCAATAGGGAATCGGCGCTGCGGTGAAAGCGCGTGCTTCCTGGCCTGGCTGCATCACAGCGGAGCGACCCGAGACGAGGATGGAACCCAACAGCGCTGCTGCAGTGTTGCCCTTACCCTCTTGGCGGTGGACGCCGGACAACGTGTAGTCGACGCCCCTGACCTGCACGGTGCGGAACGCGACTTCGAACTTGCCGGACTTGCCGCCGATCGCCTTGCCGGTCTTGAACGTAACCTCCCCGGTTACGGAAGAGCCGCGCGGGACCGCCACGACGCCGTTTTCCGTGATGTCGCCAATGGTGACAAATCGAACCTTGCTGCCGACATCGATCTTCTTCGAGCTGATCTCCTCAACCGGGGTAACGGTCAGCAACGTATTCGATGGCATCACGTGCGCTGCCGTCGCGGTTGGCGTCGCAGCGAGATCCTGCGCAGACACAGGTGTAGAGACTGCGGCCAACCAGCCGCAGGCAAGAAGTTTGATCATAAAGCCCCCAATAATGCGCGAATGCGCGGACACATTTAAGCAACAACCTTGCGCTCGGCCAAGTCGTTTCGTGTCCGGGAACGGTACGCCGCCCTCAGGAAAAATCCGTACGTCTACGCTGTTTCGTTCCAGTGGCTCTGCCGACTGCTTACCCTCAGCAGGTTGTGCGACGGCCTGAAGCACCGCGTTCCCAGCAGCAGCTGCTACACATTCCGTTACGGAACGCTAACGTATTTTAGATATGCAGTTGAATTCGGCACTCTGATGGAATGGCGTACTTACCGCCACGAAGGCCCTCGGATTTCACCGCGTCCCGTTAAGTATGCTTAGCACACTCCATCCGCTCTTCACCGGTAATGGCGAAGCCTTGTAGGACAATTGCAGTATCAATCATGCGCAAAGACTCCATCGAAACGTTGGAAAACCTTTCCACTCCCGATGCGCAGTATCCCGTACTTCTCTTAATGTAAGCAAGCCCTCATCTTCAGAAGATTGCATGAGCCGAGTCGGGGGGGGGTGTTGCCATGGGAGCGACCATCACCGGAGGTGACTCCGAGAAACTACGCAATTCGCCAGCGCCATTGACGAAGCGCCAAGTCGAATGTCTTGGCTGGGTGTACAGAGGCTACGAAACGAAGGAGATAGCCAGAGAGCTGGGACTGTCGCCGGAAACGGTCGACATGCACATCAAGAACGCGACACAGCGCCTTGGCGTTCCATCGCGAAAAGTCGCCGCCAGACTAATCCATGGCGGAACGAACATACCCCAATCACTGGTGCCCCCCTCGCCGGGTATATCCGCCGGCAGCACTACGAGCGATGCCGAGGCGTCAGCAGCGTTGGGTGGTGCTGCACCGCCTGATCTGGTTGAGGTGTTGGGTTTGCCCTTCCCCACGGAAGGCGCGCCGATCAACCACCTCACCTCCTCGCAACGCCTATTCTGGGTTGCTGCGATTGCTGTGGGCGTCGTGGTCGGGTTCGGCGCGCTGATCAGCAGCCTACAGGCGCTCGGTCAGTTGCTGCACCCATGAGCAGATGGAGCCGGAAACGGTTCCAGGAAGGGGCATCAATGCAAAGCATTCGGTTGAAGGTGATGAAGGACGTCGTTCGGGATCTGCACGAGGCAGAGATTGCCTTCGACGACGCGATCTCCGCGGTTGCCACGCTGAGCGCGGCGTTGCCGCAGGCGCGTATCCGCGCGAAGGTGGCGGCGACCGTCGGCCAGGGTGTGATCGACAGCGTTCTCCAGGCTTGCAGCCTGATAGGGCAGGCGCGCGCGAAACTCGTCGACACGCACAACCAGCTGAGCGACGTGAAGGATCAGCTCAAGATCGTCGCCGCGGGCGGCGGCTACGAGAAACCGCTTGAAAGCACGTTTCTCACGGCCGTTCGGACCGAAGACATTGCAGCCTGATCATAGTAGGCCGGGCTTCAAACGGGGTTCGGCTGCAACATGATCATCCAAAAAGCTCTGCCAATCATCTATTGGTTCGTAGCGGTGAGCGTGACCGTCGCAGCGATCGAACGCGGCGGGAAAGACGAGCGTGCGGGCGCGATTGCCCTTTTTCTAGCGTCAATCGCGTCCGCCTTGGCAGTCTGGACCGTTCCGGTGGTACAGCGCCTCGCTCCCGTTCAGACGACGATCTTCCTGATCGACGTCCTGCTCTTCTGCTGGTTCCTTTGGTTGGCGCTTGGTTCAGGGAGGTTCTGGCCGTTATGGGCAACTGCGTTCAGCTTGATCGTGGTGGCGACACACGTCGCGCACTTCGCAACACCGGCGATCGTTCCGAGAGCCTATATTCTCGCCCAGGGTTTCTGGGCATACCCAACGTGGCTGGTGATCGCTTTGGGGACCCTGCATCGGCCGCACTCGAGGCGATTTACGGCGGGCTGACCACGCTTCGAGAACATCTCGAGAGGTCACCTGCACCCGGTCGATACCTACACCCGACCGGATCTACGCTCGCCGAAGCCGCGGCCTGCGAGGTGCGCCGACGTAACTTGCAGCTGCAGGCATTCGGATCGAAGCTCGCCAGCAACCCGGGGTGGGACATGCTGATCGACCTGTTCCTGGCGCGTGAGCGCGGCAGATCGATTTCCGTGTCCAGCCTGTGCATCGCGTCGAACGTGCCGCAAACGACAGCGCTCCGGTGGATCGGTACGCTGGAAGCAGAGGGCCTGATCTATCGCACCAACGATCCGGAAGATCGGCGGCGCGCTTATTTGGCACTGACTATGACCGGAGCTGACCAGGTCGCGGACTGCATTGCCCGATGGCGCGATTGAGCCTCCTGCCCCAATCGCGCGGACCCATCACCTGCGGCAGTTCACGACCAGAGCCGGCCATCTAACTGCCGAGATGTGAATGGCCGCCAGCGCCGAAAGCAGTCGTTGGCGCGATAGCGCGTCGCGGCCAGCGCCCCACCTTGAGCATCCAAGCTCGTCGTTGTCCTTCAAAAGCATTCGTTGAGAGTGACGGCGACGACGCAGCAATTCCCCGGCACGGCTTTGTGAGGTAGAGGCTTGCGTAAGTTGGGGGATGGAGGCTTTCATGTTGGCAGTGGACGAGCAGGCAAAGAACTACCTCCTCAGGGCGATTCGTCGCGGCAGGGCGGTTCTCGTCCTAGGTGCTGGGGCGTCGAAAACCTCTCAAAGCCGCTTCCGGAAAGACGTTGCATTAGGAAAGGACCTTGCCAGGCTGGTGTCTGAGGAAGCCGGCGTCACCTATAAAGGGGAGACACTCAAGGCCGTTCTCTCAGCTTGCGTGCCCCGTATTTTGAGCCGTGACCAATTGAACGAAATCCTGCAGCAGCAGTACCAGGAAATAATCCCCTCTCAGGAATTGAAGTCGCTGCTCAGTTTCAGTTGGAAGCGTCTATACACATGGAACATCGACGATTCGATCGAAGGTGTTACGCATTCCGTCCAGCGGCGGCGCTACTACAATGGTATGATTGACAAGGCCTTCATTGACCATGGCCTAGAGACGCTTCCGGTAATCCATCTCCATGGGGACGCTGCGAAGCCCGAGCATGGATTTATTTTCAGCGATAGCGAATACAACAAAGCCCTGATAGCAGGAAAGCACCATTGGTACAGGCAGTTAGCCCAAGATTACGTCTCAAACGTACCGATATTCATCGGTAGCCAGCTCGAAGAGCCTATTCTCGCATTTGAGCTTGACCGGGCTCGTCCCGCGGAAGGGGAGCCCCTCGGTCAAGCCTTTCTCGTCAGCCCCGACGAGCCCAGTGATATCGAACTTTTGGAAATGCAATCTCGGCAGATCGTTTACCTCCGCGGTACGCTATCAGACTTCTCCGAGTTCCTGCGATCCGAATTGGGCGCGACCTTCAAGCCTGCCGACGTCGCTTCAGCCATTAGCGACTTCGCGGCTTCTACAGTGAAAACTAACTATTTGAGCAACTCTGCAGCCATTGTTGCAACATACATTTATCAACACAAACATTCCGAAACCCTCGCTGATTCTATAGCGTACCCGCCAGAAGTCAGAGATGCGGCGTCTAGGAAATTTTTGGAAGGAGCCCCACCAAGCTGGCGTATTGCTGTGTCGGAAACGCCAGTTTGGCTGACCCAGACTGATGATCTCCTCAAATTTGTGAAGAGATCGATATTCGACAAAGATCGTATAGCAATGGTTGTTGGCCAGGCAGGGAGCGGAAAATCAACTGCATTGATGCAGGCTCTGCTGCGATACTCGCGTGATAACGGCGATGCACCCTTCTATGAGATTCGCGGCGAGGTGCCGTCTCTCAAGGCTGCTCTACACCTTCTAGCCGACACCGTTACGTCAGAGCATATAGTTGTGTACGTTGCCGATGCTTTTGTATTCGGCGACTCTTTTGGAGAGGACGTGCTCTCAGTTCACGCCGGCAGAATGTCTATCTTCAGCAGTGCTAGGACGGGGGAGTGGAACAGTCGCCTCAAGCGGCAACTGTCGAGCAATGCCAAAACGTTCAAATTCGAGCGGTTCGTCCAAGCGGACTACCAGCCTCTGATCGATCGGCTTCTGCAATATGTGCCTTCGCCGGCCCTGCTGCAGATGACGCCTGCCGAAAGGCGCGAGCGGCTTGGTCATGCGAATTCCCAGCTACTCATTGCTCTGAAGGAAACCACCTACGCGGACGCGTTCACGAATGTAATTACCAAAGAGTTCGAAGCCCTCGCGTCAATCGATGAGCAGAAACTTCTGCTGATCTGCGGGCTGGGGTCGCTATCGCGCGCCGGCATCGATGCTGGCGCCGTCCGCGAGGCTTTTGAAGCAAGCGGCGCGAACCTTCCCTTCGATGACGCTATGAACGCTCTAGAGGGCATAGTCGTCAAGCACGAGAACGGACGTCTTTCCGCTCGTCACGAACTTTATGTTCGTCATATCTTCGAATCCGTTGCAGATATTGAAGAAGTCATGGGGTCTATATGTTCCGTCCTGGAGACTTTTACAAAATACAAACACCCCATCGTTAAAAATGTTGCCCGACTCGACGCGGTTCTTTTCAGATATCTTCTTAGTCATAATGTTTTGAAGGAAATTGCAATATCGCACGGATCTGCTTATGCAGGCTTAAAGGTTTATGAGAAATTCGACTTAGCGTTTCAGCTTGATGGGCATTACTGGCTTCAATTCGGACAGTATCTTTCTGAAATCGGCGAATACGATCAGGCCATGGACATGTTCGACAAGTCCATCCAAGCGTACCCTGAAAATGAATTCGCATTGCACGCACTCGCTGATTGCCAGCTCAAAGTGGCGGCCCGTCGAGCGTCGTACGACGCGCATACGCGCGAGTTGATCCGAAAGGCAGTGGCAACGCTGGTTGAGCAAGATGAAGCTATGGGTGGTCCGAGCGATCACTACGCGATCGTGACGCTCACGCACGGGCATGTTGGCGCGCTCGTGATCCACGACCAGATGCCGCAGGCTCGTGAAGCGGCCGAACGTTACATCAAGAGGATCGGCGCGATAAGACGTGTTCACGACGACGATCTTTTGAGTAAGGCTTTTGAGCGCCTGCTCAATTTTACAACAGGGCAAGGATGGAAGGAGGCTCCGTTCGCTTCGCCGAAAGGTGGCAGTCGCGGCCCACGGGTGCCCGGTCAGAGAAGGGCAATCTGACGTTGGCGTTGAGCTGTCCTTCCGATGGCCAGACGAGGCTATTGGTGTTAGGAGGTTAGAGGTTTCCACTGTCGGCCCACTCACGCGAACAGCGTGCAACCGGTCAGGCCTGCTGGTTGCTTAGCCGTCTGACTTGGCACTGCGAATGGCCGGTTTTGTCCTAGTCAGTCATTTGCCGCCTAGGCTCGTGACCGACAGGTATGTCCCAAACCCTGCCCCGCTTCAGCGCCACGGGCGGGCCAGTCGCCGGTCAACCAGGTACTGGCCCGCATCGCGCCCATTGACTGCTAGTGTCGCGAGCGTGCGGGCATAGCGATCCTCGCCCTGGCGTCGGATTGTCACGCGCCCTTCCGCTAGGAAGGCCGCCAGTGCGTCTCGGCTGCGCGTGGCCAAGGCATAATCGCACCAGCCGCGGCGCCGGCGGTCTCGACACTTCGGGCTGCCTCGCATTTCCGGCGCGTCGATATTCGCGATTCGGATGCGCTCGCCATCGCAGCTTCGAATGGTGTCGCCGTCATGCACGTTGGCGATGCACAGAGACGCGGCGGAGAGAAGCATAAGCACTACCATGCGCGTCGGCTAAACTGGATCGCGAGAGTGTACCAGCGTCGCCCGCACCAGAATCTGAAGGGGTTACCGCAACCCCTTCGACATGATGAATATTTTTGGGGTTTCCTACACATTCGCGCGTCGGATATTGGAACGGAACAAGAACAATTCGCAAGGGTCGAAGGTGATGTGCAAGCCGATGCTGCGGCTAACGCCGGGATGCGAGCATGGGTGCGAGGAATGCGAGGTAGCCTGCGCGGTGTTCGCGGCGCTGCGCGACGACTTGTGGCGGGAACTGGAGCAGCTGCACCGGGAGCGGGCATCGCACCCGCACCGGGTTAAGGCGCGAGATCTCGAAGCTGCGAAAGCGCAGCTGGCAAACGCCGAGCGAGAATTTGAGCACGCTCGTCCTCGGTTGCGTTCTCAGGCACGATCCGCAGCATGGCCCGAAACATGGTTGCGAGCGCTTCCTCACTAGGGAGGGCGACCTGCATGGTGACGAACTGGAGCGGCCGCTCCGGCTCCATAATAGGAGCATCGGGCGCGGGGTCTTCCGTCTCACCAGTCAGGTAGGCTGGGGAGGTGCGTAGGATCCTCGCAATTACGTGAAGATGCTTCGACCCACGGGACTCTCCCCGGATGAGGCCGTTGATCGTGCTTTGCCGCACGCCCACACGTCGCGCCAGCTCAGCCTGCGAAATGCCAATCGCCTTTAGCCGGTAATCGATGCGCTCGCCTATATTCATTGCGCAAATCCTAACGGCTTGCCGTTAGCGTGCCACAACAGCTTTCCGGTTGACATGTCTACCGGAGCTCCGTTAGGCAGGCCGCATGAGCATGGAGCTTTCCATAGACACCCCGCTCGCCAGAGCGGTTCGGGTAGCGGGTTCGCAGTCGTCGTTCGGGCGCATGATTGGCCGACGGCAATCAACCGTGAACCACTGGCTCAAGCACAATCGCCCCCTTCCTGCGGAACACGTCCTTCGAGTCGAGGAACTGACAGGAGTTTCCCGCACCTTGCTGCGACCGGACATATATCCGGAGGGCCTTGATGTACCCCGCCCCTTGCTTCGCGTCGCGTGCGATTCAACTCTGGCATCGAACGCCTACCACTTCTCCGATAACCCCGCGGGTCGCACTGCGGCGGAGGCTCCGGCGGCCCCGGCCGACCGGAGCCCCATCCCCTTCCCTTGCGCGGAGGGTCGAGGGTGACGAAACTTCGCATCCCCGGCACCTGGTCCGCTGCCGTTTTGCAGATCTCCGATCGCCTAGGCGTGCGCCGCGCGGCCCATGCCGCAGGCGTGGGCGATCGGACGATCTACAAATGGTCTGATCCCGATACAGCGACCACGCCTACCCTGGCGCAGGCTGCCGCGCTCGACTGCGCCTATGTCGCCGCTGGCGGCGCTTCGATGCCGTTGCTCGAATGCTATGCCCGCATGGTCGATCCGGCGGCGGTCGAGCTGGCAGCCTGCCCGCAGGCGCTGGTGATCGAGATCGCGGGCGTCGCGAAGGAAGCTGGCGAGGCCGTTTCCTTCAGCCTCGCCGCGAGCCAGCCGGACGCCAGCCGTGCCGCCATGCTCCGCGCGCTGCAGGAAACGCACGAGGCGGCGCAGGCCGTCGGCTCCCTTTCGCGCCGTCTCAGCTCGATCTTTCGCCGCGGTGCGGCGCCGGAACCAACCATGCGGGGCACGCTATGACGATCAAACGACGACGCTTCTTCGTGTGTCCGGAATGCGGATCGGGCGTGAGTTGCCGTACCAGCGAGCAGATAACGCCCACGATCCGCGAGGCGCGGCTGCTGTGCAACGACGATGCATGCGGCTGCGCCTTCGTCGTCCAAATCGTCGCTGTGCGCCTGGTGGTGCGGGGCATGAAGCCGAACCCAGGCCTGCACCTGCCCGTCGGCCGATGGCGCGAGCCGGCCAACGACGATGCACCGGGGCAGCCCGCCAATGATGACGAAGCACCGCCGGAGGTAGCCGACACGATCGGCACCTGATCCGGGCGCCGCCCCGTCCCCAGCCTAAATGCCCGCCCCCCGGCGCTACCGCGCGCCGGGCAACGCCCCCGCTTTGCCTGAAAGGAAGCCATCCCGATGCAAGCCTTTGCTCCCCCCTCGCCCCGCCCGCTGCGGATGGGCGCCTGCGCCTGCCCGGCGTGTCGGCGGACGCGCTGGATCCTCCGCCCGCTTGATCGCACCTGCCTGCGCCTGCTGGCCGGCGTCGGCGCGGGTTGGGCGGCGGTACTGCTGTGGGAGGCCCTGCGATGATCGCGCCCCTGCCCGGCGCCGCGCCATTGCGCCGCCGCGTGTCCGCCCCCTCGGTGCTGCAGCCCGCCCTCTGGCCGGGTGTGGTAGAGGCACCGCGCCTCACCCCTTCGGACTATCTGCGCCTCCGGCGCGTCGCTGCGCGCCTCTCGATTGCGGAAGCTGCGGACCGGCTGGTCGACAGCCGCGCCGATCATCGGCGCGCAGTCGAGTTTCTCCGCCGCTTGGAGACGCCGGGGCGCACCGCGCTCTATCGCTCGACAATCGCGCACCTGCTGCACGCCTTCCCGTTCGATCCGGACGTCTATTGGCAGCTGGCCGAGGAACCCCTCCACCGCCATCCGCGCATCTGCCGCGGCTGCGGCTGCTCCGCGCATGATCGCTGCACCGACGGCGAAGGCGGCGGCTGCCGCTGGATCGAGCAGGATCGCTGCTCCGCCTGCAGCCCGGGAGGCCGGACATGCGCCTGATCGCCAAGGCTGCCCGCGTGCTGCTCGTCACGCTGCTCGTCTGCGCCGCGCTGTGCAGCGTGCCGCTTCAGCTGGTCCTGCTGTTCACCCGCGCCCAGGCGGCGCGGCGCTGATCGGCGAGAGATTGAAAGAACGCGCATGGCTGCTCGCCCCACCTTTCGCCAGGCCGATCTGGTCCGCGCGATCCGCGCCTCCCGCAAGGGCGGGCTGGAGATCGCGCGCACGGAGATCGATCCTGATGGCCGAATTATCCTGTTCCACGCCGCCGCCGCGGCCGAGGCGGCACCCGCCAGCCCGTTCGATGCATGGAAGGCTAGCCGAAATGCGGGTTAAGCTGAAAGGCGTGAACCGCACGCGGGTGCGCGCCGCGAGCGGCGAGATGGTCGAATATTTCTACGCCTGGAAGGGCGGCCCGCGGCTCGAGGGCAAGCCGGGCTCGCCTGAATTTCTGGCCAGCTACGAACGGGCGCATGCGGAGGATCGCAAGCGCGCAGCCGACACGCTGCGCACGCTGCTGGATGCGTTTCAGGATTCGAGCGCCTTTACCGACCTCGCGGAGCGGACGCGGGCCGATTACAACAAGCAGCTGCGCATCATCGATGGCGAGTTCGGGGACTTCCCGATCGCTGCGCTGGCCGATCGGCGCACCCGCGGCGAATTCATGGCCTGGCGGGATCGCCTCGCCGTTCGATCGCGGAGACAGGCCGATTATGCCTACTCGGTGCTGGCGCGCGTGCTGTCCTGGTCGGTGGATCGTGGCCTGGCGCCGGTCAACCCGTGCCGGGCGGGCGGGCGCGTGTATCGCGCGGCACGATCTGAGCGGGTCTGGACGCCCGAGAACGAAGCCGCCTTCTACGCTCGCGCGCCGGACCATTTGCACCTGGCGCTGATGCTGGCGCTCTGGACGGGGCAGCGGCAGGGCGATCTGCTGGCGCTGACCTGGAGCGCCTATGACGGCGCCAATTTGCGCCTGGTCCAGCACAAGACGATCCGGAAGAAGGAAGGTCAGCCCGGCAAGCGCATCGTGATCCCAGTGGGCAAGCCGCTAAAGGCGCGGCTCGACCTCCTTTCGGAGCAACGTCCAGCAGCGCGTGAAGCGATCCTGCTCACCGAGCGTGGTACGCCTTGGACCGAAGGTGGCTTCCGCGCATCATGGCGAAAGGCTTGCGTCGCGGCAGGCGTGGAGGGGGTGACGTTCCACGATCTGCGGGGAACTGCGGTCACGCGATTGGCGCTAGCGGGCGCAACGCCGCCCGAGATCGCGACGATCACCGGGCACTCGTTGCGCGACGTCAACGATATCCTAGATGCGCACTATCTCAACCGAGATCAGCGCCTGGCCGAGTCAGCGATCAGGAAGCTCGAATCCGGCTAA